GTTGCTTTTACATAGGTATCGAGCGTATCCAAATCAGGAGTAACACCTTCGGTAATAAGGATTTCAGCAACTCGAGCTGTGAATTCAGTTTGGTCAATTTTAGCAATGTGGAAACCTTGACACCTACTATGCAAAGCGGGTATAATACGATTTGGATAGTTACAAGTAAGAATGAAACGAGCAGTAGTATGATACTCTTCCATAACACCACGCAACGCCGCTTGAGCGTTGGGAGATAAGTAGTCAGCTTCATCTAGTAGTACCACCTTAAAGTCCCCAAATGGGATCATCTGTACAAAGTTTACAATTTTATCACGAACATCATCTACAGAGTTTGTTCGTGATGCGTTAATTTCTAAGATGTCTAAGTCATTAACATCTAGTTCGTTAAACAACAGTTTAGCAAGTGTTGTCTTACCAATGCCTGCATTACCACTAAACAGCAAATGCGGAATAGTCTTGTCTTTAATCCAAGTCTTTACCTGCGACCGTTGTGCTTCATCACGAAATACATAGCCATCTACTGTTTTCGGACGATACTTTTCTACCCATAATTCTTTCATTTATTTTCTTCCTGTTCTAGTCTGTAGTTGCAATACCAACCCCAGCCATATTCATAAACTACATATGCTATTATAGCACCAAAGACTGGTATTGTAAAGAAACTAGTTGCCATTACATCCGCTGCCATAAATGCTATAGGATAATCATACCAGCGTATCATTCATCTTCTTTCTTCTTTTTCTTACGACCACCGTAAAAGCCGCCGCCTTTGTAATCAATATCTTCTGTTCTTGCACCTGGAGGACATACAGTAATAGTGCCGCCACGATCATAAAATTCTTGTAACATTTTCTCGGTTACTTCTGATTCTTTTGATTGTCTATCCATCATCGCTGTGTTACTCCAAAGTGTTTATATGATTGTTGTACACACTTGGCTTGATAATAGCAGTCTGCCAGTGCATTGTGTAGGCTTTCTTGTATTGCTTTACGTGGATCACTTGGCATCATAGCAAACAATGTTCTACTATCTCGTATCTGCCAATAGTTCCAAGGTGCAGGTTTTTCTGCTGCTTTGTATAAACTTTGTAATATAACAAAGTCAAACGTGGGTCCTTGACACCATACGTAATCTAAACCTACACACCATTTGTTTAGTTGTCGTAACATTTCTTGCACAGTTACACGATCTTGATGATCGCCAAATGCTTCGTCTTGAATTTCTTGTGGCTGGGTTGCCCACCACGCTAATGTGTTGTCGTCGATCGAACGTGCATACTGCTCACTCTGTTCTTCTACATCTCCACGCAAATACAAAGGGCTATGCGGTTCACTATCTGTAAATGGATCAAACTTAATAGCACCTAGTGTCATCACAACACTATCAGGCTCAACACCTAATGTTTCTAAGTCAATCATACCATGAGTTGCCATTTACGATTTCCTATTTTCTTGTCCAATTCCTGAAATAATAAGGAATATATACAGCAAGGGCCATGCCCATCCTATTAAATATCCTGTAATGTGTAGTACCATTAGTGCAACTCCTGTTACACCAGTAGTGCCGATACCACTAACTTGAGGTGTTAATTTCATAAGAAACTCCTAATAATTTATACTTTATTATAACGTATAAACTAATAGGAGTCAAGTGTTAATTTAAATTTACTTTATAAATTTTGCCAATTCAGGTGCTTTCCAACCTTCTGGCTTTAGAACTTTGCCGTCTTCACGCTTGCGTACCTTGCCTGTTTCCGGATCAATTTTGGCAAAGTTTGTGTCCATTACTTCTTTCCAGGCTGCTTCTCCGTCCCAACCAGCGGCACGTATAGCACCCATAGTAACAACAAGAATGTCTATAAGTGCATCTAGTTGTTCTACTTTATCGTATGCTTTTACTGCGTCCTGTAATTCTTGATATTCTTCTTGAATAAGTGCAAGATACATACGGTAGTTTGCTTCATTAGGCTCTTGATCACACGCTGAGCCAAAGCGTTCAATATCTTCAAATGGATTTGTCATCTAGCTCCAAAATCCTCTGGTTTAGGTGTTTCTATACTTCCGGCATCTGTTTTATTACCGAATAAAATATTATCTGGAGCTTCTGTTTGCCAGCCTAATATACTTTCTGCTTCTACTGTACGCATTGTTTCTACAGTTCCGTCTTCCATTTCAACTTCAAATCCTCGAGTCCAACGACCATGTTCGACTAAGATCCAATCACCTATGTCATAAGGATCTTTATTGTCATTACCTTTGGCAACAACTTGACCCCAACGAGGTTTAATACCTCTATCTTTTCCGTCATCTGAAGCAATAATAATTCCGCCTGCTGTAGTTTGTTCACCAAACTCCATATTGGTTACAATTACACGATTTTGAATTGGTCTTACCTTACCTTTTACTCGTGTAGGTAGACCAGTAGCACCACCCATTATTTCCATTTAAGCCTCGCTTTTTGGTACAAAGTTTCCGTCTGCGTCTTCAACCCAATCTTCATTGTCGCCAAATTCAGCAGCCATTTTAGGATCTTCTTGGATTCCTTTTTCTTCTACTTTTTGTTGAGCTCTTGTTTTTGTAGTTTTAGCAGCCTTTGGAGCAGGTGCTTCGTCTACTTTAGTTTCAGCAGTTGGCATTGGCTCGTCTGGTACTTTGTTTGTAGTTTCGTAATATTCGCGCATAATATCTTCGCGCTTACGAACAACTTTACCACCTGGGCCTAGTTCATCGCCACGTGCATTTACACGAGCATTACCTACTGCTGGTGTAAGTTCGTTTCTTTGTTCCAGTTGATCCATGTCAACCATTTTTCCACGCATAGTTTTATACGTTTTTCTAGCATTACCTTTTAGTGCCATTTTTAATCTCCTATTGAGTTATGTACGTATTTATCTTAAGAACTCTCGCCAGTCCAGGTCATATTGGATTGAATTAATTCTGTGTACGCCTATCAAATACAGAACATAACTTGCTACACTTGATCCACGTCCTACACCCCATACAATGTCGTTGCTACGCATAAACTCTACAAGATAGATCATATACTGCAATAGTGGAATCATATCACGAGCTTCGTATGCGTCTAGTTCTTCTAAACAGCGATACCAAGTCTTACTAACCTGTGCTCTTGCACGATCCTTAAAACCGCCTTTAATGCGTAGTTGTTCTAACAAGTAATCTTTAACATCAATTTTTTTATATTCTTCAGGCATAAACCATTCACTTTGACATACACCGTCAAAAGTCTTTTGATCTACATCTAATGGAATATACTTTTGTAGTTTATCAAAGCCTTGCTCTTCCATAGCAGCATTGAACTTGTCTATATCGTCATTTGCATCACATAGTACAACGTGTACCTTATCCGCATGACCACTATAGATCATGTTGACGAGATCGCGATTAGAGAATCGTGGAATACCTAGTTCATCTGTTTTCATAAGCATACGTGTATTTTACGACACTTTAATAAGATTGTCAAGCCCTTCTTCACCATTTTCTTGGGTTTGTTGGGCTTCTAATTTTTGTCTAGCTCTGCGGGATTCTAATTCTAATTTGTAATCATCAAGTAAAAGAGAAATTTGGTCTTTTACTTGTGGATTTTGTGTTTGAAAATACTTACGGTTAAGTTGCATAACCTTTTCTTCAATTTCGTTATCTGATAAAGATTGTGCATTTTCAAATAGAGGGTGCATTAATCAAAACTTCCGATATATTTTGCATAGTAAGTAGTTGAACCTTGATAGGTCCAAAGTTCAATAATATGAACATCACCAGTTGTAACGGAGCTTATACCTGTTGTATCTCTATTCCAAAAGTCTTCACTATCGTTATCAAATTTAATAGTTAAACTGTTGTCCCAAGTTAAATTTCTTGTGCTGCCTGTTGCAGTTATGTGAAGTGTAACTTTTTGATAATATCCAGAATCTGGACTAGTTCCAGCATCGATGGTCAATTCAGTATCACCTTCTAGTACAATAGTTTGATAGTTGCCAGAAATTTGAGTATCAGCGTCTTGATTGTTAAAATAAACTGTAGCATTAGTTGATACTGTACCTACATTGTATTTAACTTCTCGTTGACTTTGAAGTGTAGGATTAACAAGACGTGCTGTACCGCCAGTACCTAGTGCTAAAAATTCTGTATTTGCTTCGTTTCTTACAGTATATGTTTCTAAGTCTTCTAATCTTGCCTTAGAAGCACTAAAATTGTCATTTATTACAGTAAAGTTATCACGAAATCCTTGCGAGTCATTGTCTTGACCCGGTACTGGAAATTCAGTATCTAAATCTGTAGTGCTAATTGGATTGTCTGCTGGTACGTCTGACATATTATTCTTCTCCTAGTGCAGTATTTATCTCGTTAAATATTAAAGTCATAATTTGCGAATAGTATATACTGCTCATTACTATTTCCTTTTGTACTATCAATTATGTATCTATCTATAGTAAAATTGATTTGACTAAAATCAAAATTACTGTTTTTAATGTTTAGTAGAATATCATTAGCAGTTCCGGGCTTACAATATGTAAGTACTACTGCTGGAGTGTAACCCAATGCTTCGATATTATTTTCTTGCGGTGTACGCATCCATAACGGTAAAAAGTTCCCGTCAGTTACACCGATATCTTGTATTCTATCACGCATATTAGTTATATTACTGATATACTTTTTAGTCTGTTTATCTTCATCAATACTTATTGCATCGCTATCAATTTTAATTGTATTTGTGATAGGTCTAAATTTGTAAGGTTCCCCCTCCCCTACACCTGATGTATTATCTTTATCTTCGTATTGAATATTATTTATTAATCTATCATGCTTTGTTTTAATATTAATACTTTGTCTAGTTTTTCCGTCAGTTGGTTCCAATGGATCAATAACTTCTACATATACAACTTCATACACAGGATTTTTAGTTCCTGGTTCATATGCTACTGCTGTTCTAACTTCTCCAAACTTAAACTGTTTCTTTTTGTGATTTTTTGCTGCCGCTGCGACAAAGTTTTTCATTTCAACATTTTCTATTCCGGCATACACTAACATCTTTGGTTCTTTTTGTAAGCCAAATTCTACGTCATTCGGACGATAAACATATGCAGGATCGAATATTACAGGATCACTAATAAAACTATTATATAAGAATTTTTGATCTGCTTTTAAGAAAGGCTTTACAATTAAATTACTAAATGTTAAATCGTTTGGATCTAAAACTGCGATTGTAAAAGTTTTTGTAGTTGCACTATAACCAAATTGATCTTCTGCCCTTGCTGTAAATGTATAAGTTTTATCTATAGTTGTTACATTACCGTCAAGTATTAAATCGTTATTGTCAAATACAGTAAGTCCACTAACAGCAAACCCTGCATACTCTTCCCACCTAGCACTATCACTTATAAAATCTTGTGATGCTGTATGTGCAATTAAACACTTGTACTTTTGTGATCCGACTTTAACAATATCATTTGCTACATATTGTCTTCCAGTTTTCCAAAAGCTACGATAATAATTTTCGCCAAACTGCTGTACCTTGCCAAATATTTCTCCATCCAGTGCAAGTTCAAGTCCTGGAGGTAATCTGCCATCAGTCTTATAATAGCGCACAACAGCATTAGTTACACTTGTAGTTGCATCTATACTAAATGTACTTACTAGGTTTGCGTTAATTGTTCCTAATTGTGCAGGACTATCCCAAACAATTCTCGAATCAACTTCACCTAATAGTTTAACTGTAAACGTTTTATCTTTAAATGCTGAATTAGTATCTTCTCTAGCACCGTCGACAACAGTTTTTGTAAATGTTACATCTGGTTTTAAGTAAGCATCTAAAGGTTTAGATAGAGTAATTACATCATAAAAAGGACTAGCATTATTAATATCTGTTATTTCAAATATCGTTCCTTTTATATTAAATGTTTCATTTTTTAATTCTTTTAGGTTTGCGTTCTTTTTAATACGTAAAATAAATGTGTTAAGTTGCTTTGCTGTACCAACACCACTTGCAGGACCTGCTGCGACAAAATTTGTACCTATATTGTTATCAGCAGCACCTACTTCTGTAAAGTCTGTATTTTCAGTTGTTAGAATTTGATATTGACGATTGGCTATTAGTTTTTTAGCAGGTGTTCTATCTTGTGGAAATGTTTCCTCATAGGTTGTAAAACTTAATTGTTTAGTATTATTTGGAATATCGGTATAGCGTGTTGCTCTAACTGTAAACTTATATTCTTTTGTAATACTTGGCTGATAAGGAACTATGCCTGCAATCTCACCACTACCTGTGTCTAGTTCTGTCCCTGGCGGAATAATGCTTGGCGAACCGTCGTCATTAAAATCTTGTAAGCTGTAATTGACAAATCCTGTAATAGAAGATGAATCGATAATGTCTAAATATAACGTTAGATAATTATTAGCTCTTCGATATCCTAAGTCTGCTGGTGTTAACCAAACCGGTGTTCTAACATGTGAAGCATCTGCACCAAATAGTGTATTGCCGGCCTGCATAATTGTATTATCTGCACGTAAGAAGTCATCTCCTACAACAAATATTCTAAACAAACGTTTTTCAATTGTATCGCCATCACTTACACTAACACGGAACTGATAATTCCTGTTTAGCTTTTTAGGTGATTTAGTTGCAATACTCTTGTCATAAAATTCTGTGTCGTAGTAAAAACTATCATAACCATTGGCACTTCTCACACCAAAGTCAAACGGAAATGTTCCGTATGGGTTACTATCATAATAACCGCTATTTGCTAATACATCAATAGCAAGCACTGGGTCTACTACACCTACTATTCTACCATCTGTTGTTAGTTCAATGCCTGGTGGAAGTTCACCGTCGCCACTAGCAATAAAATATTCTAAAGTTTGTCCTGCTTCTATGTCGCTATCGTTGGCAATCAGTTGAAAATTAATCGGACTATTGTCTAGTATGTAAAAGGTATTGTTATTGCCTACTGGTAATGACCCTGCACTAGTTTCCCATATAGGTTTATCAGCGCCAGCAACACTTATCCTAAATGTCCTATCGTCGATTTCACCGTCCTTGCTTGCTCGCACAACAAATTTAAATTCAGTTTCGCGAGCTACTTCTAGCGGTGTTCCTTGAATGGTTTTTTCTTTAATTTGAAGTCCTGGAGGTAAACTTCCGCTTATGATTTGGAGTGTTGCGTCTGTATCAACATCTAAATTAATAGGAAGGAGTTCAGCTGATCGACTTTCGCCTGATTTTGCTGATCGAAGTGTTTTGCCCTCTTCAATACTTCTTAGTAGGATATTATTTTTTGCTGTCCACAATGCCATACAAGATTTCCTTTATATAGCAATATTTATCGAAAAATTAGATGTTAATATTGCCAAGATCTAAACTTACATTAACATTGTTACCAGCTATAGTTCCAAAGTCTACTGTAGTTGTAGCAAACAAAAAGTCCCATAAGTTAGTAACAGTTGTAGGAGTAATACTTCCAAAGTTCCAACTATTTTCTTCTTCTTTAAAGTAGTTTAAATCTCTGATGTCAATACCATGTACTAGCCCAGTCAAGTTACCGTTAAAGTTTGCTGTGACGGTTGTAGCATTAATTAAACCTACATTGCCTAAGTTAAATCCGTCTGCATTTAATCCAGCACTTAATCTTGGTGCTGGATCATCTTGAAGACTTGTTAATGCACTACTATCAATCCTAATATTGTTACCATCTCTTGTGGTTGTAATTGATGTGCCACCCTGGATAGTAAATGTTGTGTTTTCAGTAACAGTTAAACTTCCTGTATCTGCTGCAATAACAAATTGTGTAACACCTGCATCAACGTTAATAGTTAATTCATTTGCATCTGATGTTAGTGTAACATTGTTGCCGCCTATTAAGGATTTAAATTGTAGTTCAGCATCGTTTTTACTAGCGTATAAACCTTCGCCCGTACCAAGATTTACAACAGTAGTTGCTTCTGGTGTTCGATTGTCTAAGTCTGCAAAGTTGTAAACAACCTTATCAAATGCTTCTCTTAAATCATCACCTGTACCGTCGTTTGCTACGCTACCAAGGTTTATAGTTTTCAGTGCCATGTTTGTCTCCGCTTTACTATATTTATTACAAACGTCCTACAACAACTTCAACAACACCTTTGCCTTCGTCGTCTTTAGTACCAACTGCTTTACCAATAACTGTGCCCAGTTTAGGATCGTTGTTAACTATAGCATAGCCAGGAATTGCACTTGTTACTAGCATGTCGCCTTTTTCAACTCGTCCAATTACTTTACAAGGAACACGCCCTGTTAATGCTAACTCAACTACGTTGTCGCCTTCTAGTTGATTATTCATCAAGTATGCAGGATCTGTTGAAACAATACCAGCTACTTTGCGATCACCTTTTGTATTTGTAACAGTAACTTCGTTTTCACCACCAAACACTAGTACTGTTCCTGGTTCATATAGTGCATCACCTAAGTATTTCTCTGCCAAGTCAGCGTAGTTTGCTGAACTTGCATTACCGCTAAAGTTAGTTGCTGTAAGTGTTGATGAACTAGGAACATAACTTAGTCCGTTGGTTGCTTGATCATCCATCTTTAGAGCTTTAGTACCAGTAGCACCTGTAGCAAACACAGGATAAAAAGTACCACTGTTAGTACGTTCTTCTGTTACTGTAACTTCTGATGCACTACCTGCTTCAACTTCACCTAGGCTTGCACTGATTTGACCTGCTGCACTAATACTAATACCAGTACCTTCGCTAAACTGACTTACAATATCTGTAATGCCATATCCTGAAACTGTAGTTGGTGTAGTTGTTACACCAGTCCAAGCAACACTGCCTGCTGACCCACTTACATTACCTGATACGTTACCAGTTAATGCTCCAAAGAAGCCGCCGCCAGCATACACTTTCTTAGCAATGCTTGCACCACCTTCGACTCTTAATGCACCAGTATCACCAGTAGCATTAGATGCGTCTGTAGTGTCAGTAATATCAAACACACCGCCTAGTGTTAGTAAATCAGTACTTGGATTATATTTAATATCAGCATCTGTGTATACAGCTGATCCAGTTCTTGTACTATGATTGGTGTCAACAAATGTTAAGTAATGATCTGCATTAGTTGCAACTGATCCTGTTTCTACAGTAGAAGCAAAGTCTGCACTTTCTGCATTACCTTCAATCGGACCAACTACTCTACCGTAGAATACTGAATAGTTTGCCGACTCAGATCCGTCCGGATCATTTTGCGGATTATCACTACCTATTTCTAATACGGTAAATCCACTAGCGCCGACCTCGTCACGTACATCACCATGCAAGTCGCCGTACATATCTGTAATGTATGCTTTGCTCCAGTAATCGTCCGTTTGTCCAATTGTGTTAGTGCTGCTTGATACTAAGTCTACTGCTGCACTTATTTCGTCACTGATTGTAAACTTATTGCTTGTAGCACCTGTGCCGCTTGCAGTTGCAAATACAATCTCACTTCGCTCACTACTATTAGCAACATCAGTTGCGTTAGCAGTTATTGTTGCTTTGATTTGATCTTCGTCTGCTGGAGTGGCACCGTTCATTTGGAATGTAATAACACCCATGTCGTCGCCGGCAGCAGCAGTCGAAGTACGTTTTTCAAATACTAAGTTAAAACCTTCTGCACCTAAATCTTCAGTAGACGAGCCACGTTTAAGTTTTAATGTTTCGTCTGCAATAATAGCATTTACTGTGATTGTGTCAGTTGTAGCATTGCCTAGTGTAAGGCTACCATCAACTTGGAAATCGCCAGTAACAGTTAGGTTAGCGCCAACGTTTACATCGTCTGCAAATGTTGCTGCACCTTTGTCACTAAAGTCAATTGTTAGTGCTGTAACATCTAATGAGCCGCCGCCATCGCCGTCGCTGTCTGTGCCTGTGATGTAGAACAGTTTGTCGTCTGTGTCAACATCAAGTGTTATAGTGCCGCCATTGTTATTAACGCTTAATACTTCATTAGTACCATCTTTGAATAACCAGTCGTTGCCAGCAGCGTCAAGAATAATGTCGCCACTTGCATCAAGTGTAATGTCACCGTTCTCAGCAGTTAAGTTAATAGCACCAGTTGCTTCGGCAGTAAATGCTTTATCACTTCCGCCAACATCAATAGTAAATGCACCCTGTGTTGTTAGTTCTTGAGCATCGTTAGCAATGCTAAAGTTCATTCTTTCAT